AAGCGCACCTTTAAGGCTAAACACAGCGCCGGTCACACGGCTAAACGCGCCCTTCATGCGGCCTGTTACACGGCCCACACTTCTATCAAGGCCATTAAGTGCTGTGTTGAAAGCGCCCAGTGAGCGCATTGCTGCTTGGGCGTTAACGACTATGTTTAGTTTTGCGCTGCTCATTTTTGCTTACCTGTACTTCCATGAACTCTTCGTCCATTAGCTGCATCAACATAACAAACGCTTCGGTGTCCCACGTTGGGAATATGGAAAGGTAAGCGGCTATTTCACTTATTTTTAATGGCCCTAAACCAAATCCAGAATCCCGACTATTGCTAAGCGTCATAAATGCTTCTGCGTAAAACGCTTCTACGTCTGTAAGCGTGGGTGCATTCTTAACAAATGGCACTTCGGATGGGTCTTGGTGTATTTCCAACATATTTTGGTATTGTTGGCCCCAAGTGAATGTCCAGCGCACCCACGCCTTTAGTTTTTTGCTTGTCCTTCCATTTCTTGAGTGCGGAATGCCTCATTATCAGAAGCATAGCTTGCTATAAGGTCACGAAACTCGTCAGCGCCTTCTGTGGTTAAAAGCTCAAGCGCGGTTGTTTCTGAGTAGGGAATTTCCTTGCCATTGTTGGTCAAGCCTTCCCAGCCCAGCAATACGTGCTTAGCCATGCAGCGGCACATAAGTTCCGTCTGCTTTTCCACAGCCAATTTATTGGCATCCATTTGCCGCCGATATGGCGCGCTGATTTTATTAAACATGGTGAGAAACTTCTTGTTGCCCATACGTGCAACCAAAAATTTCGTGGTTTCATCATGCTCCACCCAAATGCCATCTTCCGATGCGGTGGCGCTTACCTTAAATTCGCTAAAGTCCACAGATTACTCCTATGCCCGTGTTATTTTAAGCGTACATTGGTTGGCACTTGTTGCATCGTATTTTGCTTGGAATTCCATTTCAGCCATAACGTCTGAGTTGGTACTTCCAGCCACAACTTGGCCGCCAGTGTACTCGATTTTTGGCAACAGGAATGTATAGCTATTCGTTCCATCTGAAACTTGGAATGATAAGCTACTATCGGTATTATTAAGGAATTTGTTAAATACCCCACCGCTAGCGAAATACACGCTCATGCTGCCGGTTACTACAAACTGACCCATGCCAATACTTGTGGCACCTAACGTACCTATAGAATTGCGCACGCGCAGATTGTTTTCGATTGATATGTCGAGGCTCATTACCTTGTCACTTGAAGCCAACAACATATTTGTGCCGCCCTCAGAAAGCGCTGCCACGTTGCTTACGGCGTTCATTACAGGCGATGTTGTAGCCGCGCCAATGTTTGATGAGTTTTGCTTACTGGTTGCTGTAATCATTTCTTTGCCCAAGAAACTCATATTGCCCGTAACCATGTCACCGGCTGAAACCGATAAGCCCATGCTGCTTGGGGTCATACCCGTAAACAGATGAAATGGGTTGGTAACACCAGCGCCAAAGTTCTTTTCAATACTAAAGCTTTTGGGCGCTGTGCCGTTTTTTAAAACGCCAGAACCGCTATCCCAAGTGCTGCAAAGCAAACCTTCCAACAAATCGTCTAGGGTGCCATAGCTAAGTTCGAAGTTTAGATCACCAGATGCACTGGCGTCTGTACGAACCAATTCGTTGACGTTTCTATCCGCCCGAATTTGCGCACTTTGCGTATTACTAATGTTATAATTTAAACTTTCGCCAGTATAACGAAATGTTTTAAACCCAGTTGTGGGTGATGTGCCAAACGTGCTTTCCGCCGCTATGGCAATAGATGCTAAATTGCTATCAGACATGCCTGCTCCTTAAGAGTATGTAACGTCCCGCTGATACGGAACACTTACGTTAAGTTGAAAAATTCCATTCACTACACCAACCCTTGAAATTTCGGGGCTTCTGCAAAGAATGGTTCCACTGCTCCCAGCGGTGAATTGCGCGTTACGAAAAATAGCTGCCAGCCCATCCGCATGCGTGCGTGCCGTATTCGTACCAGCGTCAGCCGGGCCAAATACTTGCATTGTGATAACACCAATGTGGCGGTGCATTGGGCTATCAGCCATATCAATTTGGGAAGCTGCCCCCGGCAGTATTACCAAACTAACATATTCATTATCGTTGGGCTTTGTGAACGACACGTTTTCGTATTGAACTGGCGTTGTAGTCCAATTCGTACTTATCCGTGCCTCTATGGCCTGTCTTTCATCAGCAAAACTCATATCACTGCCCATCGAAAAGTGCCAACGGCACTTATTTAAGTGTTATGCCATACCTTGGCCGTTTGGACAAGGTTTAGTTAATACGTGGTTTTTATGCCTGCCGCCGCATTCGCTAAAGCCACACGCACCATGCCTGCCGGTGCTTTGTCGCTTGACCCATTTTCTAAAAATTCAATATATTCTACGTTGTTGGTAATCATTACATTGCGTTTACCGCTAATCGCGCCAACTTCGCCTTTGCCGGTTTTGTTTTTGTACTCTTTTGGCTTGGTCGATAGGTTGGCAAATTCTTCTGAGATATTCCAGCTTGCGCGGGCACGGCCAGTATCAACCGGCGTTAGCTTTGTAACATCGTTCCAAATATCAAAGCTCACCTTACGCACCACGGTGCTAACATCTATTTCAAGCTTTTGCGCAAACTTCTTAAGGTCGGCGCTAAACTGGTAATTCTTGGCCATTATTTTACTAGCCCCACATTATAGGTTGCCACTTCGTCGCCGCTGTAGCTGCTTTCAACGTCAGCCACTAAATACGTTACCTTTTCAATCACCACCTCGTCGCCCTCAGTGGGCGCTACAGGCAGGCTTTGCGCCGCTATGGTTATCTGCTTGGAAAGGCTAGAAGCGCCGCTTGTCGTGGCGCTCCTGTTGACTGCTTCAATAATAGCCTTAACACTCGCGTTCTTTAGAGTGCTATTAACGGTGCCCGTAGTGGCATCGTAACTTGATAGCGTTTTGCTTGTGTACTTTATGGTCGTACCAAACTTTTCAATAAACTGCTTGGCCAGTGGGCCTAGTACGCTATCAAGTGCGGTTGTCATTTTTTAGCCTTTTCATCCTTTGCTGGCGGCGTTTCTGCCGCTGCTTGCGCTTCTTGCGCTTGCTGAATTTGCGCTTTCATAAGGCGGTTTTCTGCGCCTTTATTTGCGGCCTCTGCCAGAGCCTTATCGCGTTGGTCTACCAACTCGGCAATAATGGCTTGGTGTGCGGCTGCGTCTACTGTTTGGGGTTGATTTTCCATTTAGTCCTCTATGACAAAAGTTAATACGGTACGCCCTATGTATCGCCATTGGCCCTACCTTTCAAGCTTTTTTCCCATTTACCTTGTGGGCACGCCGCCATGGCCAACCATGTTTTCGCGGGCATAAGGCAATTACACTCTGCGCACAGCTTCGTAATGCGGCGCAGGGTAGGGCAGGCGTTGCAAATATCCATGCGCGCATTGCGCTCTTTTTTGCTAACCAAAATACTTGGGTCGACCCCATGTGGCGCTTCATCCATAGGCGGTGGCGGCAAATCTTGTATTGCAAACGCATCTGGCAAAGCTTCTATCAATCGCCTGCCACTGCGCGGGTCTATTAGGTTTTTAACAAAATCATCCATAGGTGCCTGTCGGGTTAATTATCTTCGGCAACAGACAGGGTTTCTGACATGCCGGTGATTGTGGTGTAAACGGCCACCGTATTGCTCGTTGACCAGTTAACTCTCACTTGCAATCTGTAGCTGCCCGCGTTGCCGCCGCTGTTTAAATAGCGATATTCTAAACTTGAAACGCCGCCGCCGTTCATCGCATTCACTCTATAAGCGTCTGGTGTGAATGTAGCAGTTCCGTAAGTAACAAGCATATTTGTTATAAGCCTTGCGCCGCCAAGCGAATTGTTACTATTTTCGAGCGTTGCGCCGTAAACTTTAAAGACGCAAGAGTGCCCTGTGAACGCCACATCCATCCAAGTATTTTTATTGCTGGTGGTAATAGAATTGTGGCAAACAAGCTCTTGATAATGCGCAAAAGCGTTACTTTGCGTTGGGTTGTCAATTCTTCTTTTAGTGGTACTGACAAGTTGACCGCCAACGTCCAGATCGCCTTCAACTGTACACTTACCGTTTTCGATCTGAAAATCTGTGCCGCCATCAGCCCCCGAGCCAAATACCATTTGGTTGCTTGAGTTATTATAAGCGATAAAGCCAGCGTATGCAGAGGCTCCCGAGGTGCCATCGGCAAAGTGTATGCGCCCAATTTTGTTTTGTGGTGTTACAATTGTT